GCTCTGTCTTGTGGTGTCCGATACACTCACACCCAGTACTAGCGGCATTGTACGCACATTCTTTTAGTACGCCAAGCGGCATTTCGTGTAGTAAGTGACTCTTACCCGCAAACCAAAAGTCTCTAGTAAATAAATAGTCTGTCATAGTCTCATGCTCCCGTGGTTGCAATAATGTTGCGCTGGTTCTTTTCCATACCACGCCCGTGGCCTATGTAACAGACTACGGACACTGTTTTATCCCAGCAGGCGCGGCAAGTGTCGCATTTACCCGCCCGTGTGTAAGCTTCGCAGACTACCGCATCGCTAGGTACTGTGTCAAGGGTTGCGATGGTAGACGTGGTGCTACCCTGTACTGTCTCGCCTGTGATAGAGTCACTGGATAACCTAACTGCTACGTTAGGTAACGCTTGCAGTCTAGATAGCACTAGTCCAAACTTACTAAACTTGTGCATCCGTGTGGGTATCCAGTGTTTTACCCACGGCGTACGCTCGCAGACTTCTAGAATCTTCCTAGCTAGTCCTATGCTGTACATGTCGCCAGAGTCAAACCACCGGAAATAGCGGTCGTTGTCAAGCTCTCGCACCATGTCATCAACCCAGCTATCACGCTTCCAATCTTCGCGATTATGCTCTCGTGGTGCTTTAACATTCTTAAACCGATAGTTACCCGTGGTGGCATAGCACCCAGAACAAGCGGGAACCAATGCGCCTGTGTCATCCCTAGACGCGGGACACGTTTCTAGCGCTTGCAGTGACCACGAGCGACACGGCATTTTAGAGGCCTTCGACAGCTTCAACATGTGATTGGATCTCCCTAGGCCGCTCTGGGCCTCCCTCTGTGAGTTTTGGTTTAGCAGTGAGCCCTGTACTAGAGCCAACCTAAGCTGGCGCTAGGATACCCAAGGCGCACCACTAACGCAACCCCCTGTTAACCTAATATATCACTAGTATCGTACCCGTTAGCGTCTAGCCACTCTCGGGCCTCAGGTATCATACAGTATGACATGTCGTAGTCATAACATATATTCCCCTGCATAACGTAAACGCATATGGCATCGTCCTCACCCTTGATTATGTGTTCAAAGTACACACGATCAGTCCCAACGTATACACTGTAGTCTTTATGTATTGCCATGGCCTCAGATCTCCTGTGATAGCTGTGCGTTATTAAATGTCTCTAGTATCCACTCAGCGTACATCTTAGCCACTGGACCCTTCGCTGTGTCTCCTGTCTGCATGTAGTCCAGAGCCTGTGACAAGTACCGCCTGATTAGCTCGTCTCGCTCGTCTACTGTGTGTGCCACTGGCAGACTAGGCGTGTCTGTGTTCACGTTATTCAGCATGATTCAACGCCCCCGCAGGATACGATACCCTGACAGACCCAGATGAGGTCTAGGTAAAACTCCTGCTCCGATTTTATAGTGTCATCGGGGCGTCTAGTGCTAACCTGTTGCCATGCTTCGTGAGCGCATGAATGGTGCTCGTGGCACAACCGATTCCAAGTTTCAATGTATGTCTTCTGCATGTCTCATGTACTCCCTAATCGTTTAACTTGTGACCATAATAGCACAGGCTAGCCTAGAGTCAAGTGTGAATATTACCACTTCTTAGGTGGCCTGAGTGTCTAGGTATCACATGGTGGCGCTAGTCGTATAAAGAGGAACGCGCCCGCGAATACCAGACTAGGCGTCAGGTGTCAAGCTTTATTTTATCCTGTGTCCTACCATATTATCCCTAGTACTGTCAAGCTTTATTTTACCCTATGTCCTACCGTAGTATCCCCCGTGTTGTCAAGACCCTTTGGTAATAATACCAGTATATCTATAGGCTGTTGACATAAGGCCTAGAGTAGTATCTAGTCCAGCCTGAGGGTCCTACATGGGTTCACACACTCGTGTCCACAGGATTCTTTGGTACTATTACCACTGTTAATCCCGTGAAGTCTGTGGTATGACCTGTGATCCCGTGGACTACTACAGTCTGCCCCCTGTGTCAACCCAATCCCCCCGTGAATATTCACAATCATAACGCTTGACAGCACGTGTTGACTTGTGTTAGTACACGAGGCCCAAGGCCTACCATAGATCCTTTGGTGTGTCAATGGTACTATTACCAGTCTTAGGTGTTGACATGAGCGTGGCCCTGTGTTAGACTGGAGGGTCGGCCTCATGTTGGGCCGGGGGAGGGGGATTTACTTGTGTAACTATTGTTGTAGCTACTCAGGTTTACTAGAGGGTGGATTAGGAAACCTAAGAAGCCACGTGAATAGCATAAATTCACTAAAAAAGAGGTAAATCTTAGTTAGATAAACCACTAGTTTACTCTAAAGTAACCTTTTGATATAACTAAAGTTATACTTATGCACTACTTTGGTGCACTGGGGGGTACAAAGGGGGACCTAAAGTAGTACCTAAGAATGTAAATAGTACCACTTATGTAAATAAAGCTTGACTTTTGAGTAAAAGTATGGTATAATAATAGGGTAATCTAGAGACAACTTAGTAAAGCTCTGAATTAGAGCACTCCTTAGGAGTACTTAAGAACTAATAGATCATCCAGAGCCCCATCGTAGGTTGTAGTAAGTGTGCTAGATAGTCAGCTACAGACGCAGTCTAGGACATCTTTAGAGTTACTGGGGTGACAGGGTGATAACCTGAGACTACATGAGGGGAACAGGAGTGCAGTCCTTAGTACCCTCTCCTACTGCACTAGGAGACTACTATGAAAGAGTGTAAGAAATGCGGTACAACTAAACCTCTAACTGACTTCCACAAACATAAGAAAACTAAAGATCGAAGATACAACGTATGCAAAGCGTGTTGTTTAGTCAGAACTAATGCGTGGAGAAGGAATAACTCAGAAAGGGTTAAGGAACTACAGAGAAACCGTGTATACAAGCTAGATAAGGACTGGTACGAACTAACACTAGTTAAGCAACACTTTAGGTGTGCGGGTTGTCTAACCCACCAGAAAGACTTAGAGTACTCTCTGTGTGTAGACCACTGCCACACCACAGACAAGCCCAGAGGACTCCTCTGTAAGCCCTGTAACTTAGCACTAGGAAACTGTGATGACAACCCAGACACCCTCAGACGGCTTGCCCAGTACGCCGAAGAAACGCGGCAGACCGAGGAAGGCTGATGTAGACAAATACAAGAAAGGAAATAGAGGAGTCCGTGGCAGGCCTAAGGGCGATGCCGCGCGGATGAACGAATTTAAGGCTAGGGTACTAGCGAGTCCCAAGTCTGAAAAAGTACTAGAGTCTATCTTCAATGCGGCCCTAGACGATGACCATAAAGGGCAACAAGCCGCTTGGAAACTTATCGTAGACAGAATACTGCCCGTAGGGGCCTTTGAGAAAGAGGTTATTAAGGATGCGGGAAGAAACGCAATTAGCATTAACATCTCTGGTGTTGGACATACAGAGATTACGTCTAGCGGTGAATCTGGAAGTCTCGGACACGCTGACCGAACTCAAGGAGACTCTGGAGAAGGCCAAGACTACCTTGAGCCTCTTGAGGGAGATTGGGAAAACAAGAGCACCTAAGGACTCCTAATGTTATTCACTCAGAACGTAAACCTCACCACTACTGACGTAGCTGATGTAGTCACAGTACCTGATGGCTTTGTAGGCCAGTGGACAATGACGTTCATCACCAACCTAGACAACTCTAACAACGATGTAACTCTGTTCGTAGATAAGACTCCAGACCCTGATGTGTACATCTTGAACGGTAAGACAATCAGCTCTAAAGACTATCTCATGATCGAGAGCTTCTCAGGGTTTATACTACAGCCCGGAGACGTAGTTAAGGCCTCATGTGACACAGTAGGTAACTTAGAGGTAGTAGTCACTCTAGACCTAATTTACTCCCCGTTTGAGTTAAACTCGTTTGGTACTGGAGGAGGAGGATGATAACTATCCTAGGGGCCGACTGGTGTCCCGCGTGTACGAGAGCCAAGACCACAGCAGAAGAGAGTGGACTTAAGTACAACTTTATTCACATACCAGACGGTAAGCAGGGGTGGGATCTCGTGGAGTCCCTATCAGGCAAGAGAAGCATCCCACAAGTCTTCTACCACTTTGGTGGGTCTGGAGACTTCAGAGAAGCTTTAGACAGTCTAGATATTTCTAGTGAGAACTAGATAAAACTTAAATCACCCAACGGAGATAAACTAAATGTTAACTAAACCCAATGCCCTAGCACTCGCTGTAGCGACAACAGTCCTAGCTTCTTCTGTGGCGTCTGCGGAGCAGTCCCTGTCTCCCACAGGACAAGTACTAATGTACCCGTTCTACAGCACTGAGAACAACGCCAACACTTACATGCACGTAATCAACAACACTAGTGACCAGAAGGCGGTGAAGGTCAGGTTCATGGAGGGACAAGGCTCATCTGTTGTGCTTGAGTTCAACGTGTACCTAGGACCTCGTGACATATTTCCCGTTGCGTTGGCAACTAACGATTTTGGTGGGACTTCTGTTATAACAAACGACAGTACCTGCACAGTACCTCAGTTAGGCACATCTAACCCCCCTTACGACGGTACACAGGAACTCTTGGCGTCTGGAGCCACCCTCCGGTCACAGCCGCTTGTTCCGTACCTGTTTGAGAGCGAGGAGTCTGGAGACATCTCACGTACCCTCATGGGCCACCTAGAGGTTATTGAGATGGGAGTCGTGAGTGACACCGTTGACGTAGCTGACTGTGACTCACTGATCGACCTCTGGACTAACGGCACTGGCGCTTGGGCCTCAGATACCTCTACTGACGTAACCGGACCCACAGGAGGACTCTCTGGGTCTTCTATTTTCATTGTTCCTGAGCTAGCGTACTCCATGTCTATCCCTGTTACAGCTATTGACGGATGGGCCAAGGCCAACACTAACTACCACAAGAGTCCGGGAAACTTGGCTCCTGACTTAGATGACGGAGTACCTAAGGCCTCAGTAAACGGAGTAACCGTAGACTACACCAGTAAAACAAATGGGTCTGTGTTAGCCACGAGTGCCCTACTAGCGGCCCAGAGCATCAACAACGAGGTGCAGACAGAGAAAACACTAGCCGCAGAGACTGACTGGGTAGTCACGTTCCCGACTAAAAAGTACTTCACTAACGGTGAATCAGCGTCTGCTCCGTTCACAACGGTTTACGACGGAACTGAGGCTGACGGAGACTCTTGTGAGCCAATGTCTCTAATCAGGCGTGACCGTGAGTCTAACGCAACTTCAGCCGCCTCTCAGTTTGTCCCTAACGCGCCTGACGGCATAGAAGACACTGTGTGTGGTGCTGTGAACGTCCTAGCCTTTAACTCTAAGAGTGCCTTAGTTACGAGTACAAACAAAGAAGTTTCCTACGCGTTCCAAGCTGGCTCAGCTACCCTGAACACGGGACAAAAGCTCCCTAAGGACGATAACAACGTGGAGATTAAGGGACTGCCAATTCTGGGGTTCTCCGGTACTCGCTTTGTTAACGGCCCTATGAGCTACGGTTACGCTGTGGAGCACAAGTCCATGACTGTGACTAGCGGATCATGAGGCACGTAGTACTCGCGCTTCTCGTTCTGGGCCTAGTGGGGTGTACCGCTGTGACACGAGAGCAGATCAAAAGTGTTGTCACAGCCCAGAGGGAGCACCACGAGGATAAGGACAGGGACTGCGAGTGTACAGTCATCGTTGTTACGGAGAAGGAGTAGATAACGTGGACAAGTTCCCTAATGACCCTCTAGAGCAGGCAGTGGTGGTTGTTGGCCTGCTTGTCGTGGTATCCTCAGTTTCCTTTCTAATTTACTTAGGGAGTCTCTCGTAACTAGTGACTGACTTAAACGTAGAGTTACTGCCGTGGCAGTCAGAGGTGTACTCTGATCCTACACGGTTCAAGGTAGTAGCCGCAGGCAGACGGACAGGGAAGTCTCGTCTAGCCGCTTGGTTGCTCATTTTAAACGCCCTACAGACGGACAAAGGGCAAGTGTTTTACGTTGCGCCCACGCAGGGTCAGGCCCGTGACATCATGTGGCAGACCCTGATGGAGCTAGGACACCCTGTCATATCTGGAAGTCACATCAATAATCTCCAGATCAAGCTGGTCAACGGGGCCACGATTAGTCTCAAGGGGGCCGACAGGCCAGAGACAATGCGTGGTGTGTCCTTGAAGTTTCTAGTCATGGACGAGTACGCGGATATGAAGCCCGATGTATGGGAGCAGATCCTGAGACCCGCCTTGGCTGACCAGAAGGGTCAAGCGATGTTCATAGGTACGCCTATGGGTCGTAACCACTTCTACGAGTTGTACAAGTACGCAGAGCTAGGGGACGATCCGACGTACAAGGGGTGGCACTTTACGTCTTACGACAACCCCCTGCTGGACCCCAGTGAGATAGACATGGCTAAGAAGTCTATGTCATCTTATGCGTTCCGACAGGAGTTCATGGCGTCCTTTGAGGCCCGTGGCTCAGAGATGTTCAGGGAGGACTGGATACAGTACGGGGAGGAACCAGACGTAGGCGACTACTACATAGCTGTTGACCTCGCTGGTTTTGAGGAAGTAAACAAGAAACGGACGAAAAACTCTAAACTAGATGAAACTGCAATCGCTGTTGTTAAGGTTAGTCCTGATGGTTGGTACGTTGATAACATTATATATGGGCGGTGGAGCCTTGACGAGACTGCCGCCAAGATATTTCAGGCCGTTAGAGACTACAGACCCGTTAGCGTTGGTATTGAAAGAGGAATCGCTAAGCAGGCGGTAATGTCCCCTCTGACCGACATGATGAAGCGTAACGGCAGATTCTTTAGGGTCGAGGAGCTAACCCACGGCAACAAGAAGAAGACTGACAGGGTTATGTGGGCTTTACAGGGGCGCTTTGAGAACGGCTACATATCTATTAAGAAGGCAGAGTGGAACAACAGGTTCCTAGATCAACTGTTTCAGTTCCCCGACCCCCTGACCCACGATGACCTGATTGACGCGCTAGCATACGTAGATCAGTTAGCACAAGTAGCGTATCACTACGACTACGAGATTGACGAGCACGAAGTTCTGGACGTAATAGCGGGTTACTAGAGCCACTGAGGAAGACTTAGACCATGAAACAAGAGCTACTTGAAGCAATTAAGGCTAAACACGAGGCTAAAGTACTGGAGGCCCGAGCTAACATCAACGTATACGAGAGATCCGTAGGTATCGGTGAACACCCTGATCTCGTGGGGGCTGTAGAGGACCAAGTTAAGACCTACGCAGAGTCTATGGAAATTATTGACGCAGTGACAGAGCTACTAAATTATGAACAAGAAAGTTTTTAGGCCCGTAAACACATACGGGATTTACTTAATCAGCGCCATAGTGTTCTTTACACTAGGCTACAGCATAGCTTTACTTTAAGGATAGTACTATGGCAGAAGATATCTTAAGTCCTGAGCACCTCACGATAGAGGAGTCTCTGGAAGAGTGGGTGATGACTAAGTGTGGAAACTGGAGAGATCACTATGAATCGAACTACGAAGAACGCTTTGAGGAGTACTATCGGCTATGGCGAGGTCAATGGGACCCTGCTAACACGCAGAGAGCATCGGAGCGTTCTCGTATTGTCTCTCCTGCGCTTCAGCAGGCTGTAGAGTCTAACGTAGCTGAGCTTGAGGAGGCCACGTTTGGTAGGGGTAAGTGGTTTGACATTGCAGACGATGTAAACGACAAAGACGGCCAAGACGTTATGTACCTCCGTCAGAAGCTGTCTGAGGACTTTGAGAAGACTAAAGTACGTAAGGCTGTAGCGGAGTGTTTGATTAACTCAGCAGTCTTTGGTACGGGCATTGGTGAGATTGTCCTTGAGGAGATCAAGGAGATGGCCCCAGCTACTGAGCCTATTATGGGTGGTGAACTAACTGCCGTAGGCGTTAACATCCAAGACAGGGTTGTAGTTAAACTCAAGCCCGTGTTGCCTCAGAACTTCCTGATTGACCCCGTAGCTACGTCTGTAGAGGACGCTATGGGTGTTGCTATCGACGAGTTTGTGTCTAAGCACTCTGTAGAGCTACTGCAGGAGCAGGGGGTTTACAACGATGTGTACGTAGGTACAGCGGCTCCTGACGCAGACCTAGAGCCAGATCACGACTTGACCATGTACGGAGATGACAAGGTTAGGCTGACGAAGTACTACGGACTCGTACCTACAGAGCTTCTGAAAGACGAGGGAGTAGAGGTAGAGGTAGACTCTATGTACGTCGAGGCTGTGGTAGTTATCGCTAATGGCGGTACTCTCCTGAAAGCTGAGGCTAACCCTTACATGATGCAGGACCGCCCTGTAGTAGCTTTCCCGTGGGACGTTGTACCCTCTAGGTTCTGGGGCCGTGGTGTCTGTGAGAAGGGCTACAACAGCCAGAAGGCGCTTGATACCGAGTTGAGAGCTAGGATCGACGCCTTGTCCCTCACTATCCACCCGATGTTGGCTATTGACGCGACTAGGCTACCCAGAGGCGCTAAGCCTGAGGTACGTCCGGGCAAGATGATTCTGACTAACGGAGACCCCCGTGAGGTGCTCCAGCCGTTTAACTTTGGTCAGGTAGGTCAGATTACCTTTGCACAGGCTCAGTCCTTACAGCAGATGGTACAACAGGCCACAGGTGCTGTAGACTCCGCAGGCATCGCTGGTCAGATCAACGGTGAAGCAACCGCCGCAGGAATCAGTATGTCCCTAGGGGCCATTATCAAGCGGCAGAAGCGTACTCTGATTAACTTCCAACAGAGCTTCTTGTTACCGTTTGTGACCAAGGCGGCTCACAGGTACATGCAGTTTGACCCTGAGTCTTATCCTGTAGCTGACTACAAGTTTAACGCGACTAGCACCCTAGGGATCATCGCTAGGGAATACGAGGTAACTCAGTTAGTGCAGTTACTCCAGACCATGAAGCAGGACTCCCCGATCTACCCCGTGCTGATCCAGAGTATCATCGACAACATGAACCTCAGCAACCGTGAGGAACTCATCGCGTCTATGGAGCAAGCGTCTCAGCCTGATCCACAGCAACAGCAGATGGCTCAGATGGCTCAACAGGCTCAGATGGAGTTCCAGCAGAGTCAGACTGCGGCACTTATGGCTCAAGCGGCTGAGTCTCAGGCCAGAGCAGGCAAGTACGTTATTGACACTCAGCTTGCGCCACAGGAGCTTGAGATCGACAAGATTAGTGCTATCACACGTAACCTACAAGCTGGCGATCAGGATGACAAAGAGTTTGAGAGACGCCTCAAGGTTGCCGAGATAGCCCTCAAAGAGAAAGCAATGAACGACAAAGGAGTAACACCCCGTGTTAATGACGCAGACCGAAATCAACAAATTTCTAGGCCAACTGAACAAACTGTTCGAGACCCATTCGGACAAGATAGAGGCCTTAGAGAAGCGCCTCGTGGACCTAGAGGGCCAAATGTTGGGCCTGCACCAGAAGGAGTCCTCTAATGCCGAAGGAAAAAGACCAAGAAAAAGCGTAAATAATACCAAAACTGAAGAAAAAGCTTGACTTTTGAGTAAAAGTATGGTATAATATAGAGTATACTACGGTACAAAGAAGTAACTAGAGACAACCTTAGAGGCCTCAATATGGATCAGGAAACACAACAGTACTACGATAACTACTTTAGTCTTTTTATGACAGGCGGTTGGAAACAACTTATGGAGGACTTTGGTAGCAACGTAGACAGTATTAACTCTGTAGAAGCAACTAAAGATTCAGGGGATCTTCAGTTTCGTAAGGGACAACTAAACATCTTATCCCACTTACTTAACATGGAGTCTATCATGAACACTAACTACGAAGAGGCTACTAAGCCTACTGAAGAAGATGATTAAAGTATTTGAGTTTAAGTGTGACCAAGGTCATATCTTTGAAAAGTTTGTAGAAGGTAACGTTACATCCAGTAGGTGCGGATGTGGCGCTAACGCTACGAAGATTGTCTCAGCCACTAATCACGTACTAGAAGGAGCCTCTGGAGATTTTCCGGGGCGACACAGTAAATGGGTACGTGAGCATACTAATGCTGGGACCAACTAACGGAAATCCTTTGCGGGGCAACTTCCATTTTATTTCTCCATAACCGTAAGGCGGGGTAAGTTTACAATGTCAAGAGCGACACTAATTGATGAGCGTAAGGAAGAAGATCAAGAACCAGTAGATGAGCTAGATACTCAGGACACCACAGAGACTCCTCAAGAAGAGGAACAACCTCAGGAGCCTGAGTTACCGGAAAAGTACCAAGGTAAGTCTGTTCAAGACCTAGTGCAAATGCACCAAGAGCTTGAGAAGTTTACCGGCAAACAGAGTACGGAAATTGGCGATCTACGCGGCGTTGTTGATGACTACATCCAAACACAACTCTCAGAGCAACAAGCACCTCAACCACAGCAACAAACAGGCGATGAAGATGATTTAGATTTCTTTATTGATCCTAAGACCGCTGTTAGTCGAGCTATAGATAACCACCCTAAGATCAGAGAAGCAGAGCAGTACACTGCACTAGCTAAAAAGCAGTCTACTATGGCACAGCTTCAACAACAGCATCCTGACATGGAGTCTGTACTACAGGACCCACGTTTTGCTGAGTGGATCAAGGGGTCTAAAGTCCGAACACAATTGTTTGTTCAGGCTGACCAACAGTACGATTACGACGCGGCTCATGAACTATTCAGTCTCTGGAAAGAGCGTAACCAAGTAGTTCAACAGACCGCACAGGCTGAAAAAGCCGCCCGTAAGAGTGCCGTGAGGACAGCTAGTACAGGCAACGCTCGTGGAACAGCAGAAGGATCACGTAAGAAAGTTTATCGTCGTGCTGACATTATTAAACTTATGAAAACCGATCCAGAGCGATACCAAGCCCTCTCAGATGAACTTCTGAAGGCATACGCCGAGGGTCGAGTTCGCTAGCCTAAAGGAGAATTATCATGGCTGAACAAACTTATCCCGGTACAGTTGGCGGCGGTTCTATCGTCAACAAAACAGCGGCAGACACCTTTATCCCAGAAATCTGGAGTGATGAGGTAATTGCCGCATATCAAAAGAACCTCAAGATGGCTCCCCTCGTCAAGCGTATGTCTATGACGGGCAAGAAGGGTGACCTGATTCACGTACCTAAGCCCATCCGTGGCGAAGCTAACGCTAAAGTAGCTGACACTGCGGTTACGATTCAGGCTAACGTGGAGCAGGAACTCACGATTGCCGTGGACCGTCACTTTGAGTACTCGCGTCTGATTGAGGACATCGTAGAAGTACAGGCTCTGTCCACTCTGCGTCAGTTCTACACAGAAGACGCTGGTTATCAGTTGGCTACCCAAGTAGATACTGACCTCATTAACTGCGCCACTGGTTTCGGAGACGGTACTCGTACTGTATCTCCATCGGCGGCTAATTGGGTCAACTCTGCTAGCTGGATGTTTGACGCTACCACTGTTGTGCCTTTCACTGCAGGCGGTACTGCTCTAGCATTCAACGACGAAGGCTTCCGTGAGGCTATCAAGGTCCTCGACGATGCTGACGTGCCTATGGACAACCGTGCGTTGGTGATCCCACCTGCGGCTCGTCGTGACATCATGGGTATTGATCGTTACGTCTCTAGCGACTTTGTTAACGGTCGTTCTGTAGAGTCAGGCCTCATCGGTAACCTCTACGGTGTAGATGTATACGTATCATCTAACTGCCCCACTATGGACACTGGTGTACGTGGTTGCTTGTTCTTCCACAAAGACGCTATTGTTCTCGCGGAGCAGATGGCTGTACGTTCGCAGACCCAGTACAAGCAGGAGTACCTCTCAACTCTGTACACTGCTGACACTCTGTACGGTATCGAAACCTACCGTCCTGAAGCTGGTCTCATCTTGGGCGTTGCCGCTTAAGACTAGAAACACAGGGGTCAGCAATGGCCCCTTTTCTTTTTGTTTGTTTTCTTAGGAGCAATCTATAGTGCCAATCTATCGTGGTGACGGCGGTTCAGGTGATGCTACTACAGATGCTTATGCGTCAGAGATAGCCCTGTACGCTAAACAGGCCGAAGATCAGGCCAACATTGCTACTAATAAAGCAAACGAAGCTTCCGCAAGCGCGTCTCAGGCGGCTACTAGCGCGTCTCAGGCGGCCTCTAGCGCGACTGATGCGGCCTCCAGTGCTTCTGACGCCGCCTCTAGTGCATCTGATGCAGAGGACCTGTTTGATGAGTTTGACGAGAGGTACTTAGGGGCTAAGGCTTCTGATCCCGCCACTAACAACCAAGGCGGTCCTCTGACGGCAGGCGCAGTCTACTTTAACACTACTACAGATACGCTTAAGGTATACGACGGCACTAGCTGGCAGGCCCAGACTGGTAACGGTACGGTGACCAGTGTATCAGGGGTAGGTACTGTCAACGGAATAACTCTGACGGGCACAGTAACCACCGATGGGGACTTAACCCTAGGCGGCTCCTTGAGCGGTATCACAGCGTCACAGCTTAACTCACAAAACATCAGCCAGTGGACTAACGACAGTGGTTACATCACTGGTAACGAGACTATTACACTAACTGGAGCAATCACAGGCTCTGGAACAACTTCTATTGCAACGACACTGTCAACCATTGACGGAGGCTCATATTAATGGCTACTACGATTATTACAAAGAATGGCTCTGGTGCTCCTGCTGGTGGAGATCTGAGTGTTGGTGAACTAGCGGTTGACCTAACTAATAAGCTCCTCTACTCTAAGGACTCTGGTGGAAATGTTGTTGAGATAGCCGCTAATTCTAGTGTTATCACTGGAGGAACTATTGATGACACTATTATCGGCGGGAGTGTTCCTGCCGAGGGTACGTTCACTACGGCAAACGCCACTACAGTTAACACAACAAACATTGAAGTTACAAACCTAAAAGCTAAAGATGGTACAGCCGCAGGGTCTATTGCAGACGCCACAGGCGTGGTCACGGTAGCGAGTGCGGTACTGACTACTGCGGACATCGACGGTGGTACAGCAGATGGTGTTGTAATTGGTGGCTCTACAGCCGCCGCAGGCACATTCACGGTAGGCACGTTTACTACAGCAACCGCGAGCACTGACACGGACACCACCAACACGGGTGCAGTTACTCTCGACTTTAGTGCTGACCAGAACTTTGTACTTACGTTAACAGGCAACGTGACCTTAGCTAACCCGACTACAGAAACCGTAGGTCAGTCTGGGTTTATCGTGTTTATTCAGGACGCTACTGGTGGACGCACAGTGTCCGTTGGTTCTGAGTACGAGACTGCTGGTGGCGCAGGACTAACTTTGTCCTCAGCCGCAAACACTACAGACATTGTACCCTACGTTGTAGCCGCTTCAGGCCGTATCTTACTGGGTACTCCACAACTCGCGTTTAGCTGAGGATAAGCTATGTCAGGTCCAGTAGGTTCACAACAATGGATGTACAGCGCAGGTGGAGAGTTCTATCCGCATAAGATAGGTGACTCTGTGCGGTTCGATACCAACGCGTACCTTCAAAGAACTCCCTCGTCTAATGGTAACCGTAAGACTTGGACTTGGAGTGGCTGGGTTAAGCGTGGGTCTTTAACAGAATACCAAGGGCTGTTCGGGGCTAGTTCAAACTATGGAAACACAGACTATTTTACCTTCAACGGCTCAGATAAGTTACAGCACGTTAGCATTGTTGGGGGGCAGAGTGCGGTCAAGACAAACGTATCCACAGTTGCTCAATTTAGAGATACATCGGCGTGGTATCACGTTGTTTTAGTTAATGACTATACGGAAGCATCAAGAGATGACAGAGTTAAAATTTATGTAAATGGAGTCCGACAAGACGTTACTTATGCTGTCTACCCAAGTTCTTCGGACGTAACAATGATTAATGCGGCTAATCCTAATTACATCGGAAAAACATTAAATAACTCTAATCCTCAAGTAAGTCAGTACTATAAAGGCTACCTAGCCGAAGTAAACTTCGTAGACGGTCAGGCACTAGACCCCACAGACTTCGGTGAGTTCAAGTCAGGCGTGTGGATACCTAAGCGGTACTCAGGCACATACGGCACCAACGGTTTCTACTTAGACTTTGCCACCAGAGCGACTGATCCTATTGATGCTTCAGGCAACGGAAATAACTGGGGCAGTGTCAACGTAGCGTCTACTGATTGGATGCTAGACAGCCCGACGAATAACTTTGCTACGTTGAATCCTTTAACTGATGTCGGGGATATGACCCTTACAGAGGGAAATTTATTTTGTACCAATATTAGCGATAGCTGGCCCTCGGTTTTTAGTACGATGGGAATGAAATCTGGTAAGTGGTATTTTGAAGCATCTACCACAGATATATCAAGATTTGTTTTAGGTATAGCATCAAAAGAATTTACAACTACATCATTTGATGCCGCTGATTCGCATTTGGCTTACTCATCAGACCCACTATCACTTTATGATAATGGTAGTTCTAGTTCAATTAATGGAGCGCCGTCTTTTGCAGCAGGAGACATATTAGGATTTGCAATAGACATCGATGCCGGAAAGATGTGGATTTCAGTTAACAACACTTATGTAAATGATAGTGGTGGAGTTGCTGGTACACCATCTGCTGGTAATAATCCTATTATGACCTTTACTGCCGGAACAGAAATGTTTGTTCAGGTTATGATTAATCGAGCAAATGTAAGATCAAACTTCGGCCAAGACTCTAGCTTTGCAGGACAGGCTACAGCACAAGGCAACACAGACGCCAACGGCATTGGTGACTTCTACTACGCACCACCAGCAGGATACCTAGCGTTGTGTTCAGCTAATATGCCTGATCCTATTATTGATCCTGCACAGGATGACATACCTGCTGACTACTTTAATCCTGTGCTGTACACGGGGGATGGAACCTCTTCTCGTGCAATAACTGGTGTTGGTTTTCAACCAGACCTTACTTGGATAAAGTCAAGAAGCAATGGTACTGAGTCTTACCGCAATAATTTATATGATGTAGTGCGACCAACGGCAGCTACATTATTTAGTGACGGTACTGAGGTTGAAACATTATATGCGGGTTATGGCGTTTCTTCTTTTGACTCAGACGGATTTACACTTGATGGCGGTGGAAGTCTGTCCAATGGCCCATCAATCACCTACGTTGCTTGGAACTGGAAAGCTGGCGGCACTGCTGTAGCTAACACCGACGGCACTATAGCGTCACAGGTGTCAGTTAACGAGAAGGCTGGGTTTAGTATTGTTACCTACACGGGTGATGGGACAAACGGAGCTACAATTGGTCATGGCTTAGGGGTAGTCCCTTCTATGGTTATAACCAAGGCAAGAACTCTAGCGGGAGAGTGGATGGTGGTGCATGAGTCGATAGGGGCTTCCAACCTGATCTTAAACCAAGCCTTACAAGCAAACGTCCCCTCCGTTCATTACAGTAGCGGTGGCTTGGCTCAGCTAACTAGCTCATCCACCTTTGGTACTGTTTCTGGGAGTAACGGGCCAGATAATAGCAATCAGAATGGCACAGACTTTGTTGCCTACTGCTTCCACAGCGTCGAAGGCTTCAGCAAGTTCGGAAGCTACACAGGCAACGGAAGTGCTGATGGCCCCTTTGTCTACACAGGGTTCAGGCCAGCTTATGTGATGGTCAAACTAACAAGTGCCGGAGGACAGGAATGGTGTATTCAGGACAATGAAAGGCTTGGATATAACCCAGACAATGCCGCTTTGTTTGCTGATTTGAGTGCCGCTGAATACGCTTCTAATCTTCGGTATGTGGATTTTACGTCCAATGGCTTCAAGATAAGGAGTAGCTCAAGCAACCAAAACGCATCAGGTGGAACCTACATATACATGGCATTCGCAGAGATGCCCTTTAAATATGCTAACGCGAGGTAACAACAATGGCATGGACATATAACACTACAGTCATCCGCGAAGGCAGAAGCTGGACAAACGATGACGGCATAAAGCACCCATCTAACTGGGGATCGTGGTCAGAGCAAGAGAAGACTGAAGCTGGTCTAGTGTGGGTAGATGACCCTGCTCCGTTTGACTCACGTTTCTACTGGGCGGCAGGAGTACCTAAGGCGCTAGAAGACGTAAACGAGGTAGACCAGAACGGTGACCCCGTGCTAGACGAGGACGGTGAGCAAGTCGTAACTCCGGGCCTCAAGACTCAGTGGACTACTAAGGTAAAGAGCCAAGCATACGGTCTACTACAGGATACTGATTGGTACGTTATACGTAACGCTGAGGCTGGTGCTGAGATCCCTAGTGGTGTTAGCGATTACCGAAGCGCCGTTCGTGCTTACTCTAATTACTTAGAGGGTCAAGTAACGGCTGTTACGTCTTTACCTGAGTTTGTTACGCTGGTGTCAGGCGAAGAGGATACTCCTTCTGTGTTTTCTTCTTGGCCTGAAGAGGCCTGAGAGTAACTAGATGACTCTAGAAGGGAGACAGTAGATGAGTATCGCTGATGATTTTGGCAACCCTATGGATGATTTTAGGGATAGTACTAATTCTGATCGTCTCATGCCCGGAGATGGGCGTCCCGGTCCCGATGGTACTAAACAAGAGTCTGCAGACTTTCAGAGGTTGGTCACGCTTCAAAACGCCAGAGCAACCACAATAGACAGGTACTATTCTTGGGGAGGGGAGCGATACACCACAAACGAGTGGGTGGACCTTCTTTCAGACCTCTTTGGTAATCTTCTAGGGTCTTTCTACGAAGAGACTGATGCTGTAGATGACATAGATCGAATCTATCGTCAGCAAGAGGCTCAAAAGTTTAATAACCTTTTGGACGAGATAAGGGCCGGTAATACCAGTTGGCGAGACCTTGCTGAGTTTGAAGTTTACTACTTAGGGGATGTTGACGGGTTTCAAGAGTACGTAGATGATATGGTAGACTCTGCCATGTACACAGGATTCTACGAGGATTTAGACAACGCCAGTACTAATGAAGATTTCCAAAGAATCTTTAACGAGTACGGTAACGCAGGAATTGAGACTAACCCGTACCTTCAGCAGGACCTAGCGTCCACCGGAAGTGCTGTATCAGTTATTACTGGTACTGTAGATAACTCTATACTTCAACAGGTAATTCGTGATGCGGCCTTAGGCGACGGCATCCTAGGCGGCGAAGTAGACTTTGAGGACCTCCCCGGATACGGGGGGATCTGGGATGGCCTCATTAGGCACATTAAGGTAATTGGTAAGGGCTTACCTCTGCCTATTCCAGATTGGCTTCCGCTTCCCGGAATCTTTGAGTTGCCGACGGTCGGTGAGATATTTGATAAGGTCACAGGCCCTTGGAAAACAGCGGCTGAGGACGCCTTAAGAAACTGTGTAGCCACAGGTAAGCCTGCTTCTGAGTGTATGGAAGAGCAGAGCGTATTAGACATCCTTGTGGATGGCATTGGTAACGCGACAGAAGGCATCTGGGAAGCTACTAGCGACAAAGTAAACGAAATACTCACTAAAGGTGGTGAGTGTGTTGATGACCCTAAGAAATGTGCCCAAGAAGTTTTTGACAAGATCAAGGACATCTTTGGTGAAGGCGCTGTAGATCCTACGTCTACTGGTGGTAACATCCCTGACTGGATGAAGGTAATTATCATCGGTGGTGCTTACGGTGACGAGATTCTTGGGGAGCTTGAGGATCTCTTTGGTGGTGACATTGATGGTGACGAATTAGTAGGACCACCAGAAGACCCAACGGTAACTCCTCCGGTAACTCC